ATAGCAGAAGGGGCGCACTAAGCGCCCCTTTCTTTATTTAATACCATACTTTTCAGCAGCAAGCTTAGCCCACATCTGTGACTCAGTAAGTCGCTCTAAAGCGTTCTCCTTTTCATCACAGTTTTGTAGGTTTCTATTGTAGTGCACTTCTAAGCCTGTTGCCTGTGTTATTAGATCGGCCTTAAAAAGATTAGTCTTTGTGTCCATGTATGCCTTGGCTTCTCGTTCTAGTTTCACGGGTATTCCTTATGTACTTTCTGGTACTTGAAAGCAGTAGTATTTCACATCAGAAGAAGGTGAAGGTTTAGTCCTAATCAGTCTTTCTTTAATTGGCTCAGCAAACTGTTTGCACTCTTTGTAACTATTAAAGAACACATCGTGAGCTTGCATCTTATAAGCCGTTCCATGAAACATGATTAGGACTAAAATATACATTAGAACCAGCCTTTAACTTGATCAATAAGTGCAGGGCCATACTCTGCAGTAAGAGCAACAACTTCACCGACAGCAACCATACCAATAGTTGCAACTGCCATAAACTCAAAACCTGTCATATCATTCTCCTTTCAAGAGTTTTTTCAGGTCTGTGTAACCGCCTATGTGGTTACCTTCTATATCCCAGATTTGGGGTACAGTCTTTATACCTGACTTTTTAAATAAGTCAAGTAGCCACTTGGAGTCATTGAGAGAGTAGTACTGAGCAGCAAGGCCGCTATCTCTCAACAACCCCATAGCTTGGGAGCAGTGAGGGCAGTCAAGCCGCCCCACTAATGTGTACACACTCATGTCAGATCTACCAACTCACAGGAATCACCTGTACATGCCATAGTCTGACTACCTGCAGTATTGTCTTCGTTTTCGTACTCAGTAAGCTCTGACCAAGCAATGCGCTTTGGCATCTTAGCTAAAAGCTCTTCATACTCTTCCTTAGTACAATCCTGATAAGGCGCTTGCTGATACGTGTGATCTGTATGAGGCAAGAATGATACGCCAGACATTTCGTCAAAGTGTTTGTAAACAAATGCACCCACTTCCATCCATTCAGCATCCCGCACTGAGATTGTTACACTTGGCTTATGTTCACACCAATGTCGCTGATAGGTAAGCCACAACTCTAGCTGCTCAATAGCTGTCATATCATTACGTGTAACCGCATTCTCAGGTGACTTTACAGGGAAGCTAAACACTGTGGTAGTGTCACCCTTCATCACACAAGGCTCATTAGGGATGCCTTTGTCTTTCATAAACTGTGTTAGCGGATCTTTATTATCACCGCGCACAGTACGGATATAATAGGCACTGTGGCGAGCATGAATGCCACTGGCGCTATCCACCAATTGTGATACCGTGCCCGAAGGCTTGACGCATGTAATTGCTGCAGATACAGGTATATTAAGCATACCAGCAAATTCAGCGTTAGTATTGACAGCCACACTACGTAGGTGCTCAAGGGTCTTCTCCAATCCTTTGTTGTCAGGGGTCATTAGAGGATTATCCATAACACCTGTAAGTGATACACCAAGCAAACGCTCTTCTTCTGTGTTCTTCTGCCAGACTTTACGCAAGTAAGGAAACTTAGTGTAAGTAGACTGTACTGTTCCCAGAATAGTAGCCAGACGTACCTTACGCTCTAGGTCATCAATAGTGTCAGTAGAACGCACAACAACTTCCGTTAAGTTACAAAACTGATACGGGCGTAAGCTGATTTCTGAACATGGATTGCAACCAAACTCATAGTTAGGATCACGGCGTCCATGCTTGACTGCTAGATCGACACAAGCTTGACGGTTGAAGACACCACGCTCACCTGATTTAGAAGCTACAAGGGCTGTCCACTCACGCATGAATGTCTCCATGTCAGGCTTCTCTGTGTACCCTACGCTGTTGTTAGCTAATGCTCTCCAAGGGGCTGTTTCCCACCACTGTCCTGACTTAGCGTGACGCATACGATCATCAGACAAGTTAGACAAACTAATCATAGCTGAACGGCGTACACCACCAACTACAACAATCTGACCAATGAAGCACATAAGGTCATGGCACTCAATGCTAGATAGCTTACGTCCTTGTGCAGCTTTAAAGGTTGTGATAGCAAAGTTAAACAATTCAACTAGAGGCGCTGGGCCACTTGCTCTTCCACCAAACGTCTTGAGCCTAGCACCTGCAGGACGTACCAAACCAATATCCCACTGAGGGATCTCACCAGCCCAAAGGAGTGCCAGCAATTGTCTGAAAGCTCTAGCCCAACCTTCCTTACTGTCTTTGACAACGATTGTAGTCTCACTGTCGAAGAGTTGAGGTATTTCAGGGAGCTTGCTAACGTACTGCCTCTCGACGCTGAAACCAACACCAGTACCACACAAGAGGATGTACATAGCCTCATCGAAGGACTTAGGGTCATCTACGGGTAAGTAGCTACAGTTATAGCCAGCAGTATTATCTCTATCTAAAGCTGGGCCAGCAGTCATTAGTGCTCGCATAGATGGCATGATATCTGTGTTAAGTATTGCAGACTCAATCTCTCTACAAACCTTACTGTCCAATAAAGCATTTACTACATTGATCATGTAGCGCTCTACTGTGTCTGTCCAAAACTCACGGCCATAACCATCGTAGTATTTGGCGTAACGTGATTTGTGAATAAATGTCTGGTAGTCTGTGGGTAGTAGGTTGCTCATCTATTGTCTCCTGAACCTTTTAGTTTTCCGCGCTGCTCTCTGTCATCTAGCTTTGCCATATTCATTTCCATAGTCTTCCTTAAGTTACCGCCAAAGATGTTAGATAGTGCAACAACGTAGAACAACACATCCCCCAACTCTTTCAGTACATCTTCATCACTAAACTTTCCTTTGTCACGAAACAGTTTCTTTATCTTTTCCGCAACCTCACCTGATTCACCTACAAGACCCAGTGTGTTTTCTACTAAGCGCTCTCGTCCTTTAGTAAAAACTTTGTCTTCTACAAACTGGCTATAGAAACGTAAGGGGTCATTATCCCAATCAGGGCTGTTCTGAAACATGTCGAAGTAACCGAATGCCTCTAAGTCTGTCTCGTTAATCATTGCCGCTCCTTAACTATTAAGTTTCGTATCGTTACATCGTCAACGTCATACATAACGTTTGTTATTAGGTCAAACACATCTTCCTGATGGTGCTCATCAGATGATGATAACATGTTGTTTTCTTCATCTACGTTTAACATAAACATAACACTAAATGTCTTGGTGCTCATTTGTGATTCTCTTTGTAGTTATCTATTAGCCAACCTAAGTATACCTGTGCCTTCTCTAAGTCTTCTAGGCCATTTTTATACTCATGTCTCCAAACGTATTTCAACACATTGCCAGCCATGTATGCACTTGTACCGTCCATCTTACAAGTCATAGCACGTATAGCTTCTATACACTCTATACCTGCTTGATTATAGTGTACGGGACTATTTACAGGGTCTACCATTATGCGCTTCCTTGTGTTTTAGTGAATGCATTAAGTGTATATACGTTACCTTTCTTGCTGTAAACCTCTTCTTCTTCTTCTGATATCTCTTTTTCAGCAGCGGCGTACTGTTCAGGAAAGATATCTTTTAGCATTTCTTGTTTATACTCAACCAACTCTTCTTCAAACTCAGGGTACTCTGATAGAAACGTTAGAGATGCAGCCATAGAAAGTGCAGCCTCGAAAGCGGCATGTGCTGCTGGCATGGGCGCATCTATGACTTCACCAAAAGCTAAACCTGTGGCTAACTCAAGAGTCCAATTACCTTCTTCATCCATAACAGGCTTTATGATAACAGCAACTTCATCATCTTTTACTTTGTAAGACATCACTTCTTCCTTTGTGTTTTGAGTGCTACTCTTTCAAGCTTACACCGCCTACCTTTTTCTTTTAACCACTCTACAGGTATTAACCTATGTGACCACAAGAAGCCATGTTTATCGCACCAGTTATAGTAGCGAGATTTGGCACCTTTATACAACTTAGCATTTGCGTTACTAAATACAAAGCGTATGTCTAACTCTGGGTGTTGCTCCTTTACTGCCAAGTGCTTGCGCCTGTCTTCATTGTCAAAGATACCTTTTGTTTCTATAAAGATACCATTGTCTAACTCAAAGTCAGGTGTGTATGTACGATAGCGTAGGTCTTCCCATTCTATCTTTATCTTCTCATACAACACATTCTTTTGATGTTCCTTGAGGAATGCAGCAGCCTCTCTTTCAAGGCCACTGCGGTAAGCCTTACGCTGATGTTTCGGTTTCATCTGGCTCTTCTTGTTCTGCAATTTCAACAATCATACCACCTAACATGCTACAGCGAGCTTGCAATACTTTAGCCAAGTAATCCATACGCCCTATTTCTGCTTGAGCTATTCTGATTTCTTGATGCATAGCCGACTGCTCTTCGTTGAAATCATCAGTGTAATAGTCTTTATCGTTAATAGTTAATTTAGCCATGTATGTAATCCTTTATGCCACATAGTCTACCATAGGAGGGTTCTTAGCTTTAGAAGATCTAGAAGGTTCAGTACTTAAATTGGGCCAGCACTTATGTTTGAATGCACAAAAGCCACACTCAGTACCTAACTTCTTGAACCCTGTCTTCTTCTTGTAGAACGTTTCTTCGATAGGCTCAAAGCAACGCTCAAAAGGCTGGTCTTGATCAATATAATCAACCGTATCCTGGATATCATCTAACACAGATTGCTTGTCTACCTCAGAGGCTGAGACATACTTAAACTCACCATTAGCTTTGTTGATAACCCACCAGCCACCAACACCCTTACCTGCACCCTCTGCGTAGCCTACAAGCTGTGGGATGTAACCAAAGCTATCGCCACTAGCTAGTGCATCAAAGGAAGCAAACTTGTTCTGGTAAGACCAAGGAGATGCAGACTTAACATCGTCAATCTTACCGTCCAACTCCATGTCATACTCACCATTGATATCCTGACCATGTGGTAGCTTTAGTGTGACTTTATCATTGTCCTTAAAGTCTATACCAGCAGAACGCATGACACCTTTAAACACAGCTTCAACAATGTCACCTAATATCATGTTCATCAAGAAGTGTGGTGGGAAAGGGGTCTTATCCTTTGGGTCATTCTTCTCATACCATAACTGGCACTTAGGCTTACCAAGATTAGACATACGCATACGAAACTCGTCACGCGGCCCACTAGCAAACTGCTTTAGCATAGCAGCCTCAACATCAGAGGCGACTTTAGAAGCCACCTCTTTTGACATTGATGCCTCACCTGCCATAGCCTTCTGTAAGTAAGAGAAGATTGCTAATTCAGCAGGATGTTCCATTACTCTTCCACTTCTACGATTGAAGCTACAATCTCTTTATCGGCGTGTGACAGACCATCAGAGCTACGCTCTTCATGCTTATCTAAGAGTGAGCCATTGATGTATTCAATGAAGTCTAGGAAGTTACCAAGCGTATCATTGTCATCATCAGATAGCTCAACCTTATCACCGATTGCTGCAGTAACATAACCAAAGGTAGCACCCGTAGGGATCTTACCTACAGCAGGAGATAGCTTGATAGTAGACATAGGTGGCAGGAGATTCTTCTTGTTGATCTGCGCCAGTACACCGTCCAATGATTTTAGTGAGTCACGGTTCTTAACGTCAAACACAAAAGGGATGTCCGTGAAATCACCGTCTACTTTTTCACCCATAGCATCTGTAGGGCTATCTAGTGTTACCAAACCAAAGAATACCTTAACTCTCTTTACGCTACGAATGAGAGACTTTGTTGCTTCTGAAAGTGCATTGAAGTCTTCGATATAACCTGATGGCCTACCTAAGTTATAGCCACCTAAGTTATCTTTGAGATCCTTGTTAAGGCTGTTAGCCAAAACGCTTTTCTCCATTTCAGTAGTGTCTCCATTCCAGCGCTGCCACTGTTGGCGTACAGCAAAGACACGCACAGTAACTGTTTTACTGTAGACTACATCATCACCTGTAGTTAGTTTATATGCTCCTTTTGGTACGGTTGGTTTCATAAACGTTTCGCCATCCATAGATACCTCTTTCTCTAGGATCTCTTGGTTGACGTTAAGCCGTGATACGCTAGGCGTTGCGCTCTGTGGTGTGCTGTTAGACACGCCCATAAGCTCTGCCATTGATTGT